TGCCAGATCCTTTGATGCGTCATAACTGATCGAAAGGCAGGTCACTTTAACGGAGCTTCTCCAGCCTCGTGCTGAATTGGTTCGCCAAGCTGGTTCGGATGATATCGTCAGCACCACGCAATCATCGAAATAATCGTCTTCGTTTTCGTCGTCTGTCTGATCTTCGCGTTCTTGGATTACTTCGGTTGCCACACGATACGACGGCACAATGGCAGACAGTTCCGGAGTTGCTCCCCACCATTCGCTCAACGCCTGATCTAATCCAGTTGCCGCCATTATGTGACCTTCGCTTTTCGCTTCGGTTTCGCTGTCGCCAGTTGCCTTAATTCAGTACCGATAATCTTCCCGAGAATACTCATATTGCGTTCAATTGTCGGCTTCAAAAACGGCCGTTGTTTCGCGTCTGGCCTGAACTCCCACAGTGCCATGTATGGGGCAATTTTCTTGTCGACGAAGACTCTGGATTTTACCTGTTTGCCTTGCCGAAACAACTCCGCTTTGATTGACGATTGCCCCTTCCCGGTTCTTCGCTTCGGCGGCTCCCCTGGTTTTGAAGCTCCAGGATCATCTGAGGCCTCAACGGCAGAAGCACCAACGAGCGAAACATCACCTGTCAACTCTCTTCGCGTCCTCGCTCGTTCTGCGGCTTTCAGTGCCTTTCGCTGTATTCTCTGCCGTTCCAATTTCTTTTTCTTGCGTGCCTGAATTGCCTTGCGTGCACCTCGCAGTGCTTTACTCGTGTTTCGCTTGCTGGCCTTCGTGAAACGCTTAACAGCCCGGACTGTTTTCTTCGTTCTTTTCGCCAGTGTTCGCCTGGCTTTGTTGGTGCTGACTCTTGTTTGCCGGATTGTCTTTCGTGTCGTCTTTACGATTTTCTTTGCGGCTTTTCTTCGACTTGACGCAAATTTCTTTGACGCCTTCCGCACGCTCTTGACGGCTTTCGCCCTGAGTTTTGAGTATGCGGATTTGCGACGTCGTTTCATGTTGTCTGTGTCTCTTCCGGTTCATTTCGCTGACGTCTTCGGCTTTGCTGTTTTCGTTTCACATACTGCCGACCCACGGCCATTTTCGCCAGCTCTTTAACCTTCAATGCCGCCTGCGTTAACGCTTCAGCCGTTGCTTTATCAATGCCGTCTAAAAGCTCTTTCGTTCTGTCTTTTCGCTTCAACTTAAACATCCGCACGCCTCAAAATCAGGTACGGTAAATCGACTCGATTCAATGACGTTTCCAGCCTGTCGATGTAGAAACTTTCACCAGCCGCATTGGTGACAGTATCCGCTGAACCGATGTCGGAAACTGACTCCAGCATCAGATAAAACTCGCCTTCCATTTTACGCCGCTTGCCGTCTTCTCGAACGACAATTTCAGCAGACGACTGGAACCACTTTCCGCGAATGTTCAACGTGTGTTCAGGCGGTCCAGCGGTGCCTGCCCCCTTCTTTGATACCATCCAACGCCGTCGGCTGAATCTGACCATGTCATCCAGTTGCAGGTGGCAGTATGACCGCTGTAAAGCGGTCTCTGCCGGATCAGTATACATGACTCGCCACGTTGTCGTGGCGTTATTGCGTTTGACCTGAAACAGGTTGCCAGTTGCAACTGATGTCGTTGCAATTGGCGTCCAGATATGTGCACGCCGGATCGTCTGTCTGTCTGGCTGTTCAATCAGACGCACCACCCGATCCAGCGTAGCACCGGCGGAATTCGTCCAGCGTGCCCGTTCACCGAGTTCATCGGCGTTCAGGATTGCACAAACGTCTTCCGCCATCTGGTCTCTCAGACTCATCGCGTGCGACCTTGCTGCGGTTGTGCTGTCTGTTCTGCAATCACAACAAAGTCACGACTTGCCAGATTCTGAAGCGTCAAGTCGTCAACTTCATTCACTGTCACCATCACGTCTTTTCCATCAGCAACTTCAAGGAATGAACCGCTTGAAAGTAGTGTCCGGAATTGTCGTTTGTTCGTCTCTTTGTTGCGGCCTTCTGATGCGGCCCCGAGTGATACTTTGTAAGTCTTCATGAAACACCTTTACCGCCTAAAAAATTGCCCCGGCTGCATGGCGGACACAGCCGGAGCCAAGCCGAATCGTCATTCGGCCTGTTGCTCAATAACTCACGCCAATCAGGTTGTCAGTGTACAGAGAATCGACGTCCACCACGCAAAGTATCCGACATTGTAGCGAGCTTCTGACATAAACTTGACGTCCTTCGTTTCCAGATCGTCAAGCCCCTTCATCATTCGCGTCAGCGGTGCACGCCGCTGGAACACGAACGGCTTCACAGCTTCGCCTGTCTTGAACAGGTACAGTTTCACGTCGCTCGTCAGGTACGGACTGGAAACAATCTGCGGACGATCAACCACGACGTTCGAAGACTGCGAAATCAGTTCGCTTTCCAGTGCATCGTAAACCAGATCCCGCAACGCCAGCGGAACCAAAAGCGTCAGGTCATTCAGCCTGCCAACCGTTGGGCGGTTGTACAGTTTGCCCTGATCGTTTTTGAATCCCAGCATTGACCGAACCATCTTCCGGATCGCAGTCTTCACTTCGGCCACTGTTGGCGCGGAAGTGCTTGCGACTGTGCTGGTAATTGCATTTGACTGCGTTCCGCTTGAACCCCATGCGTGATCAGTATCGAAGAAATACTGACCGTCAAAACAGAGGCTACTTGCTCCCTGCTCCAACACTGAAAACCACAGTTCGTCCGGGTGATGTGCAGCTTCGATTCCAAGCTGCTCAAGCACCGGCCCATACTGCCCAAGGTTGTCGTCTGCTAAGTCTGTTTTCTTGATCAACAGACTGTTTTCCCAGTGCTTGTTTTCCAGAACGAAATTGGCCGCTCGTAACTCGGAGAACTGGCGTTCGCCAAGCCACTCACGCATTCCCGGCATATTTCCCAGCCACCCGTACTTTTCGCTGCTGCGAACGCTTGTAGCGTCGTAGCAAACTTGCGGGTAGAACGGAGTGGATGCCGCCACCCGATTGTCAAACTTCGCCGTCAGGTCTCTCAGCTTGATTTGCGCTGATGCAATATCCAAGGCCATCGTCAGATCCTTTCAATCAAAACATCAGCCCAGAACGTCAATCATGACGTCCATCTGAGTTGCAGAAACGTAATTCACTGCCCGGCCAATCCGGGAAGCACTCGTCGATGTTGCAGTGATCGTAAAATTGTCAGTTGCATAAATCAGGTCACCGGCAATTGCCTGCGTGAAACTTGATCCAGTCAATCGGAACACGCCCTCGCTGTACAATTCACAAACCTTGTCACCAGCCGACCCTCCGGAGTTGTCACATTGCTGGTAAACGACTCCCGCAAAGGCATTCGCCCCGGCGTTGTCGTCGTTTGTGATAAACCCCGTCGAAGCATCCCAGAATGCCAGTGTGTTCTGATACAAATTCACCGCAGCCGCTTTACACGCAATTATGTCGCCTGCGTCTTGCATCAACACAACTTGATTCGCTGTTACTGCCATGGTCCAACTCTCCTCACTTCTGCAAAGGCTCAAGGCCATCATCAATCCGACGGCTTCGGATGTACTGCTCTTCTGACACGCTCAGAAGACTCCTGTGCTGTGCGAATTCTGCTTTGTATTTCGCATTCGGATCGGCTGGTGGCTCTGGTGCAGAATCCAAAACGCTTCCGCGCTTGCCCATCAGATCCTTCAGCGCCGCCTGAGTTTCAGCAACGCTAAAGCCAGCATCGACGAAAGCGTTAAACTTCTCGCTAACTCCAGCCAGGTCACACAACGCCCTGATCTTCTTGCACCGGTCACGTTCAATTGCCGCCAGATCAGCTGTGGGTGTTGCGACAATCACCGGCTCAATCACAGCACTCAAATCAGCCACCGGCGTTTCTGGAACCTCGCTCGGTTGTTCTGTTTCCCCAGGCATGGCCTGTCCTTTACTCGAAAAATATCGGTCCAGAAACGCTGAGATACGACCTCGGACCACATCAGGTTCCGCATCTCCGAAATATGAACTCAGCAAAGCTGTTGCCTGTGCTGGAAGATCTCGCAAATCTGCATTGAGTGAAAAGAATCCGCCCCGTGTTGCTGCTGGCTCGTCGACAACGTCACCGGCCTTGATCGCAGAAAACCGCATTGGCCACATCGACCGCTCTTCTGTCGACTTGCCGGAATTCAGCTTCTCGAATTGTGCCAAGTCGCCACGGTCCAGTTTTGTCGCCAGACTCACACCAAATGATTCAGGATCGCTTTCAGCCAGATCCATGACGTAGTTACCAAGATCGCCCTGCGGACTCGTGAAAGCAGCGTCTGCAATGTGCAGGTCGCCCCGAAGCGTATCGCCTTCAATTCTTACATTCTGCCATCTGCCCAAATAACTGCCCATGCCGTCGGCGGACATATTCGGGTGAGTGAATCGAGCTTTCAGCCCGTTCCGGCTTTGGTTCGCGAACTGATACGCCTGATCCAGCGTTTTTGCGTCAACGGTCCATGGGCGTGCCTCAGCGTCATTCAGGTCGCCAACCTGCATCAGCGACGCACCGAAAACCACGTTAGCTTTTCGGTCTACCCTGACAGGTCGCTCAGCCGTTGTGTCTGTTCGAAAAAATCCCGGATCGGTTGCCGTCTTAAGCTGGTGCATTCTGTGCCTCCATTGGTTTTGGCGTCGGCTCTTGCGTTGTCGATTGCAATCCCAGCCCGGCCCTGACTTTGTTTAACCTGGCTTCCATTTGAGCTTTCGCAATCTGTTCACGCTCAATCTGAACGAGTGTCTCGTCGAAATCCCTGCCACGGCTCGCAAGGCTTTCGGTTTGCGTCGTAAGCCCCGCACCGATTGCCAAAATATCCGCGTTGACTTCCTTTTCCGGATCGACCCACGGCCAGCCTGGCGGAATCCATGCGTGTTGCAGAAAGTGGTCTCGGTTTTCTTCGTACTTTACCGGATCGACGTTCAGCTTGCCCTGTACCACGCACTGATCGATGAACCTTGCCCACACTTTTCGGTAAACCGATTCGATGTCCAACTGCTGCCAAATACGGAACGTGATTCGCCCGTCAATCAGGGCCAATCGCCCACCGCTAAAATTGTTCGTGAACTGTTTTGCCAGCAATTCGTACGGATACCTCAGCGCTGCCGCTACACCATGCAGTGACCACTCAACATACGGCCCCAGCGTTGTGCCAGGCCGCGCCGGATCGCTGAACTGAATGCCTTCGCCTTCTGCCAGATACTGAATGCTGCCAGGTGCCAGATCCTCAAGGTTTGATCGTGACCTCCCCTGTTCCGCCAGAATCACAGGATCAGTCACACCAGTGACGAAAGCCCCATGACAAGCGGCAACCTGTTCAGCAACCAAATTGGCGTAAACGAATTCCTTCAGGTCTTTCAGTTTTGCCATTGCCGGAG